ACCTTTAATTTTTAAATTAAGAAATCTTCTAAAAAATTATAAACAAGACGATTATTTATTATTAACTGGAGATCCAGCGATTATTGGTGTAGCATGTTCTATTGTGTCACAACTTACAAACGGAAAATACAACTTATTGAAATGGGATAAACAAGAAAGACAATATTATCCTATTACTATAAACTTAAATGAGAAAGGAGAAATTGATGAGTAGTATTGATTTTGAAAAAGATCAGAGAGAAGATTTAGGCGCAGTAAATGAAGCTAAAAATTTATCTGATCAAGTAGTAAAACTACAAAAGTTAGAAGACGAAGTAGTTAGTAAAGAGGAAGAGCTGAAGGAACTAAAAAGAAAAAGAGATTTGGTTTCAGGAGAAGTCATTCCTACAATGATGCAGGAAATGAATATCTCTACATTAAAATTAGCGGATGGATCTGCAGTAGAAGTGAAACCCGTGTATGGTGCTTCAATTCCTAAAGCAAGACAGGAAGAGGCATTTAAATGGCTTCGAGAAAACGGCCTAGGTGATTTGATTAAGAATGAAGTCACTGTTGCTTTTGGTCGTAACGAAGACGATAAGGCTACGCAATATGCTAGCCTTGCGCAAGGTCAAGGGTATCAACCGGTCCAGAAATTCAAGGTTGAACCAATGACACTTAAAGCATTAGTCAGGGAGCGTGTCGAATCTGGACAGGATATGCCCTCTGACTTATTTAACCTGTTCGCAGGCAACCGAACAAAAATAATAAGGAAACAATAAACATGAACGAGGTAACACAAAAAACAAACGCTTCTGTTCCTGCTAATATATTTGAGCAGGATGCTAGTAAGGGTTTAGGCAATATAGGCCAACAAGATTTGGCATTGCCGTTTCTAAAAATCCTTGGACAGTTATCGCCCGAAGTAAATGAGAGGGATGGTAAATATGTTAAAGGTGCCAAGCCAGGAATGATTTTTAATTCCGTGACTGGTGAGTTATATGATGGCGTGAAGGGCATTGATGTCGTTCCCTGCTTTTATAAACTCGAGTACATTGAATGGAAAGATAGAGGAGAAGGATTAGGGGCACCAATTGCCATCTATGATTCCTCATCTGACATCATGTCAAAAACAAAACCAGATGCAAACTACAAAGATAGATTACCCAATGGTAACTATATTGAGAAGACAGCATCTCATTTTGTAATTATCTTAGGTGATAGTCCTTCAACAGCGTTGATTTCTATGAAATCTACTCAATTAAAAATTAGTAGAAAGTGGAACTCAATGATGAGTGGGATTAAAATGAAAGGTAAAACTGGCTTATTTACGCCGGCATCTTTCAGCCACATTTACAAACTAAAAACTACTCAAATGTCTAATGACAAAGGCACTTGGTTTGGTTGGGAAGTAAGTAAAGTTGGCCCTGTATCAGATACTCAGATGTATCAGCAAGCTAAATCGTTTAGTGAAAACATTTCTAAAGGACATGTTAAAGCTAAACACGGCGCTGACAAACCAAAAGGGTCTGACTCGCATTTCTAGTTTTAATCGATTAGTCGATTAAAAAAAGGGGCGAGAGCGGGAGACTTAACTCGCCCCTCTGAAAGATAATTATGGAAAAGAAATATATAAATTTGTTTAATGGTTATAGGCGCGCCTATGGTGTCGCTGATTGGACCAATGTAAAAATTGATCCCGTGAGTGGTAAAAAGAAACCAGATTATAGATGGACTTTTGAAGAATTTACAGATCAAATATATGTTGACCATTTAACGGGCGCCAAATCTGTAGGTATTCAGCCCACAAATGAGAATTCAGAAGTTAAATTTGGACTCATCGATGTAGATCCAAAAAACTATGTAAACTACGACAAGAAATTTTTTATAGATAAAATTCAAGAATTTAAACTACCTTTAATACCCATAGAATCTAAAAGCGGAGGGCTTCATCTCTTTATTTTTATGAAGGATTTTATATCGGCAACGCTTTTAGTTTCTTTTTTAAGTAATCTTCTTCCTCTTTTTAAATTAAAACCCGATAACGAAATTTTTCCAAAGCAAACACAATTAACCAAGGACACAGAGACTGGCGAATTACGACCAGGCCAATTTATTAATTTACCGTATTATAAAAAAACAGAACGTAGAGCATTAAACATAGATGGAACTCCTTTTACTTTTGAACAATTCATCGAAGTAGCAGAAGCTAATCTAGTTGAAAAAGATAGTTTAGATAACATAACAGAAGGGATTGATCGACAGATATATGAAGGAGCTGATGAAGATTTTAAAGATGGTCCTCCATGTCTAGCCCATCTTTCTACAATTATGAAAGATCCAACTTTTGATGGGAAAGATAGGTTTATGTATAACTATCATGTCTTTGTTAAGATGAAGTATGAAGATACCTGGAAACAAAAAGTTAAGAATGCTCCAGTTAAATATTTTGCAGAACAACATGCAAATGCATGGGACGATAAATTATTAAACGCGAAAGTAAGATCATGGAATAGGTCTGAGAAAGGATATACCTGTACTAAAGAACCTATTAGTTTGCATTGTAAAAAAGGAATCTGTGTTAAAAAAAGATTTGGAGTTTTAGCAGGATCTAAAGGAACGTATCCAGAATTAACTAATTTAAAAAAGATAGACTTGGAACCAGAACCAGAATTTGAATTTGATGTAATTAAATCAGATGGAATCAGCACAGCTACCGTTCATTGTAGAAGTGTAGAACATGTGAATGATCAACGTAAAAGAAGAAATGCAATTTCTAAAGCAGCAGGGTTTGCTCCTCCTATTATTAAAGGAGATGAAGATCAAACTGTTCTTGATGCATTATGGAAGACTCAAAAGGTAGTCTCCCCTCCTATTGGTACAACCCCTAAAGAAAAATTACACGATGTTATTCATGCTAAAATAAATGGTGCTAAAGCTACAAACGATGCCAGCTTTAAATCCGGAACCGTATTGATTGAAGAAGGATATGCTTATTTTAAATTTGATAAATTTTATGACAAATTAAAATCTAAGAATTGGAAATATAGTGAGGATAAAACTGGAAGAATGATGATGACGACTTATGAAAATTGTGACATAGAATTTATGGAACAAAAAAGATTTCCGAGTAAGACGAAGGGTAAATACAATACCCCTACTAAAAACATCGTTAAAATTTCTATTAAAGAGTTTGAAAATGTTCCAATTTATCATACTAAACTCAAGCACCAAAAGGATATCATATGATGAGAAAAAAATGCACCCAGTGTGGTAAAGTAAAATTTTTAAAGAACTATTTCAAAGTTAATAATAAAAGACGGAAAAAAGACGGTTATAGGAGTGAATGCAAAGACTGTTCAAGTGCCATGTCGAATAAATATAGAAGAACAGAAATAGGATATTTGAGACACAGATATCTTAATATGAAGAGAAATTACGAAACAAACCAGAGAGGCCGACGCAATAAATGTTATTTCACTCTTAACGAGTTTATTGCTGCTTTTCAAAAACATAAAAGCATATACGGAATGAAAAGTGCCTGGGGACCAGGACCTAAACATCTAGATCAACACTTACCTATAACAATGATTGTCCAAGGAACAAGACGTCGTAAAGGGAAAAAGACACCACGATCACGGTCTAATTTAAGCGCAGACAGATTAGATTCAGACCAAGACTACACTTTACAAAACCTAATATTTATTAGAAATGATGAAAATCTTAGAAAGAACAGATCCACTTATGAAGACTGTAAAATACAGATAAGACTATATGAGGAACGATTTGTTAAGAAGGAGTACATATGATGAGAAAAATACTCGGGCCTCCGGGAACAGGGAAAACAACTAGACTATTAAAATACGTAAAAACATTTTTAAAACTAGGGACTCCTCTGGAGAAAATAGGCTATTTTGCCTTCACAAAAAAGGCTGCAAATGAAGCAAAAAATAGAATGTTGGACATCTATCCTTACCTATCTTACAAGCATTTAAAACGTTTTCAAACTTTACACTCTCTAGCTTTTGAAAGATTAGGAATGAAAAAAAGTGAAGTGATGCAAGATGAACACTATGAAGATATTGGAAAAAAATTAGGAATTGAAGTTACAGTATACAGCGATGGTCAAGAACGAACTGGCTTTGTAGATTCAGACAGTGAATATTTTAACATAATTAACGCAGCTAGAATAAAAGGTATTACCAGTGAAGAAGAATACAACAGTGATATGTATTCTTCTGACCTAGATAAAAATTTAATCCCAATTTTAGAAGACGAAATAAATAATTACAAAGACGCTTTTCAACTTAAAGATTTTACCGATATGATTGAGAAATTTATTATGGCAGAATTGTGTCCAAAATTTGACGTCGTTTTTATTGATGAAGCCCAGGACTTATCACCAATTCAATGGAAGATGTTTGAAATTATAAAAAACAACACAAAACATATAATATTAGCGGGTGATGACGACCAAGCTATTTATGCATGGGCTGGTGCAGACGTGAAAAGATTTCAAGATGAGAAAGCTAAAGAAAGAGTTTTGCCAAAATCCCACCGAGTACCACGTGAGGTTCAACACATTGCGAACAATATTTTAGATAAAATACCAGACGAGAGGAGAATAAAAAAAGAATGGGAAGCAAGAGATGAACAAGGAAGTGTAGATTATATAATGGCATTAGAAGACGTGCCCCTCCATGAAGGGAAATGGCTAGTACTTGCTCGTTATAATGACCGCCTTATTAAACTTAAACCACAGCTTATGGAACTAGGTATCTATTTTGAATACAAAGGACGTAAGAGCTATAAGGCTAGACTTTTTACAGCCATTCAAAATTTCACCAGATGGACCAATGGCGACAAACTTTCATTGACTGAATGTAAAGATTTATTTGAATATCTTGGTAAAGAATTTCCTCAAAAAGAAGAACGTATGTATGATTTAAGAGAATTTGGATATAGCCATACGGATAGATGGTTTGATGTATTTGAGACTGAACATGAAGATAGTCTTTACATTAGAAACATGTTGTCCCAAGAAGAAAAACTAGATCAACCAGCCCGGGTTAATTTATCTACCATTCACTCTGCTAAAGGGGGTGAAGCTGATAATGTATTATTAATATTAGACAATACCAAAAACATTAGAGAAGCGATTGAAAGATCCCCTGATAAAAGCGATGAAGAAAACAGGATATGGTATGTAGGAGTAACCAGAACAAAACAGAACCTTTATATAATGGCAGCACGAAAAGAGAGTAATGGATATGACATCGAAAGTGTACACTAAACAAATCGGGGGTGCCCACTACAAGAAAATGAAAATTCAGCCCAGTGAATTTGTGCATGAAAACAAAATGTTATTTGCAGAAGGGAATATAATAAAGTATATATGTAGACACCCATATAAAGATGGAAAGCAGGATATATTGAAGGCAATACATTATTGTGAAATGATTATTGAACGAGATTACAAAGATCCAAATCCTTTGGACAAAAAGAATTTTTGGGGGATTTTAAAAAAATGAGAATCCCAAAATTTGAAGCCCAAACTGAATGGGTTAAACCAACAGAATTTCCAGACTTAAGACAAGTAGATGAAATAGCAATAGACTTAGAAACAAAAGATCCGGATCTTATTAAGAAAGGATCAGGCTCTGTTATTGGTAATGGTGAGATAATTGGAATAGCTGTAGCTACTTCTTTCTTTAAAGGATATTTTCCGATCGCCCATGAAGGTGGAGGGAACATGGATAAGAAACAAGTTTTCTCTTGGCTTAAAGATGTATTAGAAGCCCCATCCATAAAAATTTTTCACAATGCAATTTACGACGTGTGTTGGTTGAGAGCAGCTGGATTTAAAATTAATGGTGACATTGTTTGTACAATGATTGCATCAGCGATCACGGACGAGAATAGATTTAGATATGATCTCAATAGTTTATCCTGGCATTATTTAGGTTATGGAAAGAATGAAAGAGCGTTGGCTGAAGCTGCAGAAGAATGGGGTATTGATCCTAAAGCAGAGATGTATAAACTTCCTGCCATGCACGCAGGATCTTACGCAGAGCGTGACGCCGAAATAACTTTAGGGTTATGGCAAGAACTTAAAAAAGAAATTATTTCTCAAGATCTAGAAGATATATTTGATTTGGAAACAGATCTATTTCCATGTCTGGTTGATATGAGATTTAAAGGTGTGAGAGTCGATGTAGAACGAGCTCATCTCATGAAGAAAGAACTGATGGCTGAAGAACAAGAAATCTTAAGAGCCATCGAAAAAGAAACAAATATTTTACCACAGATATGGGCCGCAAGATCAGTAGCTAATGTATTTGATATGTTAAAAATAGAATACCCTCGTACAGAAAAAACAGCTGCCCCTTCTTTTACTAAAAATTTTTTACAAGAACATTCACATCCGGTTGTTAGAATGATTGCTAAAGCTAGAGAAATTAATAAAGCTCATACCACATTCATTGATTCTATTTTAAGATATGAACATAAAGGTAGAATCCATGCAGAAATTAATCAATTAAGAAACGCAGGAGGAGGAACAGTTACAGGTAGATTTAGTTATCAAAACCCTAACTTACAGCAGATTCCTGCACGTAATAAAGATTTAGGACCTAAGATCAGATCATTATTTATTCCTGAAGAAGGATGTAAGTGGGGCTGCTTTGATTATTCACAGCAAGAACCAAGACTCGTAGTACATTACGCAGCACTATATAAATTACCATCCGTATATGATGTTGTGGATGCTTATCAAGCAGATTCAAATTCAGATTTTCACCAGACGGTAGCAGACATGGCACAGATTCCTAGATCCCAAGCCAAGACTATTAACTTAGGATTATTTTATGGAATGGGTAAAGCTAAACTTCAGGCAGAGCTAGGAGTCACGAAAGAAAAAGCTGCAGAATTATTTAATCAGTATCATGCTAAAGTTCCATTTGTTAAACAACTTATGGAGAAAGCATCCAATCGAGCACAGGACAGAGGACAAATTAGAACATTACTGGGAAGACTATGCCGGTTTCATTTATGGGAACCTAATAGTTTTGGAATGCATAAAGCCTTGTCACACGAAGAAGCACTCAAGGAACATGGACCAGGAATTAGAAGAGCTTATACTTACAAATCTTTAAACAAGCTTATACAAGGTTCAGCAGCGGATATGACTAAAAAATCTATGTTAGAACTTTATAAGGCAGGTGTAGTTGCACACATCCAAATCCATGACGAGTTATGTGTTTCAATTAAGGACGATAATGAAGCCAAGAAAATCGTTGAGATTATGGAGAATGCTGTTACACTTGAAGTTCCCAATAAAGTAGACTATGAACATGGTAAAAATTGGGGAGATATCTATGACAAATAGAGGAGGAAACTATGGAAATGATTAAAGACATATGGGCTGAAGCAAAAGCTCATAAAAAAATATCAATAGCAGTAGCTGTTGTGCTAGTCGTTTTGATTATCGCAGCATTCTAAGTGAGGTTTATGTTGGATGGCTTATTTAAACGCGAATATTCCTGCGACTTACGCGCAGATAAGAAGGGAATATCTATATGACCTTTCCGGACATGTGGGAGAAGTGGAAAACTGTATCATCTTTGCTTTGGCATCGATTACAGGGAAAGCTATACTCTTTCATGCAGTTATGGAAAATGGTGCTGTCTTCTATCGTTTACCGATTAGCGCGTTCATCCAACCAGGATTTGATGTCAAAAAAGTTCCTAGGCCTAGACTTGACGAGTTGGAGCTTTGGAATTGTTTCAGTTATTATCCTGCTATTACTACTTATGATATCCTAGCCAGTCAATCCGGCAAATATTATGGTAAAGACAAGAAATGGCATCGAGGCCAGTATCTTTTTACAGTTGACTGGGCTCACCCAGAGAGTAATATAGTCGATACGGATCATTCCGAAATACCGCACGAACATAAGTGCGCCCACATTCTTGCATTGGATGATGGTAATTATGCGGCTCAGCCAAACAATAAACTTATATGGAGTATTCCATCTTTCACTGTGAAAGAAGAAGTTCCATTTGATTGGAAGGTTCAGACCAGTGAATGGAATGTTGAAAATAGTGGAAAATGGAAAACTGAAGACTCCGATAAATTTTTCTACGAAATTAAGGAAACAAAGGATGCAAAATAGAAACTGTAACAAATGTGGACACCTGTGTCACTGCGTAGAAGCAGACCACGAAGGATGTAACTGTTCTTCATGTGAGTGTCAGGAACCACAAGGTCTAGTAATAGACGATACCGATGAGTGTGAATCATGCCAATAGAAGAAAAAGAAACTTGCAATATGCATACCAAAGAAAAAGAAAAATCTGGTACATGTTGTCGCGTAAACGACGACCAAGAAGACGCGGAACAAAAGACGTATGAATATCACATTAAAGTAGGACCAGCACCAAAGGAAACAAATGAATGATAAATTAATAACAGCACTACTCGCTATACTATTAGCGCTCGGAGGATGGACGCTTCAGCGTACATTTTCTCTTTCACAAGATATGGTTTTAATTAAAACCAAAGTGGAGATGATAGAAGATGAGATACAAGACTTTAAAAATATTAAGAGCAAGAAGCATCGCAAGAAAAAAAAGAAGTCAGGCGATTAGATGGATGAAATATTTAATATCCTCTATAATTATTGGCATTATATTTCTAGTTGCGTGCGCATCAGCCCAAGCAAAAAACGAATACTTGGGTGGCAACTGGCGTAATTGTGAAGCCGGCCACATCGAACCTTACCTTCAATACAGCACTGATGATTATGACTATTCCATTGCCGATAGCGGTAATGAATATGAAAGAGAAGGCTGGGATCTAGGAGTTAGACTTCGTTTTAAGTTTGGTCATACCTGTAATAAAGAATTTAGAGAAAAACAATCGGATCGTTATGAATTAGAGCAACAAATGGAACTTCTTAAAATTTGTAGAAAATATAGAAATGTAGAGATGGGACCAGAGCTTGAGTTAGTTGCAAAAAAATGTAGAGATATGAAATTCCTCAAAAAAGAAGAGAAAAGACAACGAACTAATGATAATCTCTTTGATGCGATTATGGAACAAGAACACAAAAAACAAATGGAGCTGAAGACAAATGGATCTGAGTAAGAGTAAACTCGTAGTGATAGTCCCTATCGTCGTATCCATCCTGGCTGCGACATTTGGATCGGTTAAATATATTATTAATTTAACAGAAACGATTGAAGAAAATAAGCAGCAAGTAGCTATGTTAAACAAAGACATTCAAATCATCTTCGATAAATATGCTCAAGACAAAGAAGAGTTTACAAGAGAGATGTTTAATGTTAATGCTCGAGTTACTGAAGTAAATGCCTACTTCAGAGCTTTAGAGGAAATATTAAGAAAAACAACAGATGCAGTCAGAGATCAAGAGTGGAATATCAAGGATTTACAGAGAGAAGTACTGGGGGATTAGTGCATAATTTCCCATATGACATCCAAATGACTGGTATGTTCATATTTATTACGTTATATTTAGTTATGGAGATTATATTTTAATGGCTGACAAATTAATGACCTTATTAGTTGGATTGCTCATAGCCCTAGGAGGCTGGAGTCTTAGTCGTACATTTGAACTCTCTACAATCCAAGCAGTTCATGAAGACAAAGTGGATAAATTAGAGAGACATGTTGAAAAACTTCAAATGCATATAGAGAATATGATGAAGAGTGATGAAGAGATTATGGATCAACATAAAAAACTATTTCAAGTTTTAGAACAAGGAAATACTCCATCAGGGAGTTATAATTACTAATGAGTAAATTAGCTCTTCAAAGAATAGCGTCTCATGAAAAATTATGCAGGATTATGCAAAAATTGACACACAAGAAAATCCATCAAATAGAAGAACGAATCAAACGACTTGAAAAAATCATGATCGGTTGTGCAGGAGCTTTAATAACGGGAATGGGATATCTTATATATGTTCTACTCTCACATATTGATATTTAATTATGGGTAAACCTCTCAAAATTTCGGAAGAAGCAGCAGTTCAGATGCCGATGAAAACGGTAGCCTCTTTGATCGCCATGGTCGCGATCGGGACCTGGGCTTATTTCGGTATTATTGAGACCCAAAATAGAATTTCTACTACATTAGAACTAATGGAAAAAGATTTAAAAGAGAACACAGAATTCCGGATCAAGTGGCCCCGGGGCCAGCTGGGCAGTTTGCCCGCAGATTCTGAGCAGTTCATGATGATCGAGGATCTTTACAAAACCACGGATAAATTAAATTTACACATTGAATCTATGGCATTGAACAAAGTAAACATCGAATTTTTAAGAAAACAAATGGATAAGGTTCTTGAGGACATAGAAAAATTAAAAGATGCTAATAGAGAAATGCATTATAGAAATGGAAATGGAGCTCATTAATGAATCCCGAAATTACTTGTGATAACTGTGGTTGTCCCTGTCATTGTAATTTTGAAAAACACTCGACATGGGGAGGACCACCTAGTAAATATAGTGGAGAATGTGATTGTCCAGCATGTGAATGTGGACAGCCACAAGAGGAGGAATAATTGGAAACAGTAGTAGCATTATTAATGTTTGTAAATTTTGAAATTAAGGAACATCGTATTCAGTCGTCGATGGGAATGTGCCTCCGCGGAAAGCGCGAAGCGGAACGCCAGTACAGTGAGACCGTCACTTATAAGTGTATTAAAACTCAAGCTGAAGTAGAGACTAATAAAGATGGCTCAAAATCAATCAAAAAAATCGTACTCAAGTAAACGAAACCCGATAGCCCAAATTTTAAAACACTTTACTCCTAAACGGTTTAAGGATAAAAAGAAGTATGAGAGGAAACGATATGTTTGGAAAAGGGATGAGTTTAAAAGCGGAAGTGACTAATGGAGATTGTCCTCTGTGTCAGGAGAGAACTGTCTTTGTTTCTCTTTATTCCAATATTTATCGTTGCATTACTTGTGGTGGAGATACCGAACAGAAAGTTAATGGGGTAATTAAATATATTCCTCTTAGTAGTAGTAGTAGTAGTGATAGTGCCACCCCTAATCTGGTACTAGAGAGGGATGGCTCGTAAGAGACCGGTCTTTGGCGTTAGTTTATATAAAAAACGATCAACACGAAAAAGACCCGGGAGACATGCTAAATCATATTCGAAGCGCATTCCACATAGAAAACGTTCGAGAGGCCAGGGATAATGTATAAAATTTTAATACTAGCCTATTTAATAGGAAATGACCCAGTCATGACCCAACAAAACTTTGAAATGCAGGGTTGGTACAAGACAATGGATGAATGCCAGACTGAACTCTTGAGTCAACACCCAGACCAAAGCTTTAAAGTTATGCGTGAATTTGTTGAAGATAATAATTTTAAATGGGATTGGCTAGTTGCAGGTTGTACGAATGAGGAAACAGGTGAAAAACACATGGTTTTTCCTGATTATCCCAATGGAAAACCCCCAGAATTAGAGGGCCTAACCTTTGAATTAAAAGATATATTAATCTAGTCTTGACAATGCTCCTATAATTTCTTATATTATAGGTAATGAGAAAGATAACATTAAAAACGAAAGGCCTAAGCGCAAAACAATATTCTACCTTAGTTCTTGAACTAAACGTGATGTCAAAGTCATGGAAAAAGTTCGGAGTTAATATTAGTATTGAAGCTGAAGGTGTAGAAAGAATAATTAACTGGGGAAATAAAAGTCATGACGATATTCGATCAGAAGCACGCGACTGAAAAAGAAGATACCACAAGTCCCGAACACTATCTGTGGACTAGTGTTTTAACTAAAGCAGCACATGATGCATTATATTCTTCTGATTGGAGAGAAGCTAAGATAGCTATTGAATGGTTTAAACGTAAAGGATCTAACTTTAGAAAAGTATGTGAATTTGCTGGTAAAGATCCAGCTTATGTTTACCAAAAAATGATCGAGCAGATCCATAAAAGAGAAAATGAAATGGAATCCATACGATCAGGTAACAGAATTTATGTTAAAGATGCGCTTGAATTAAGACGTGGAGGTAAAATTTTTCACAGTCATTATCGAGGAGGAAGACTAGGTAAGAAACGTGGAAAATACAATGTTAAACCTAAATTAAGATCAGTCAGTACCCCTCGTAAGAAGAATCCTTTAGCGGTTCTACGGGGCCGAAAAGGTGGACGTCCTCGACTATATGTAGTATGACCAAGCAGAAGGAGAAAGGTAGGAAATGGGACGGACGTTCTCGTATCTCTACAGAAAAGTACAAACAAAATTGGAATGAAATCTTTAGTGATCATAGTGCTGTTAAGCACGAACGAAATCGACATCGAAAAGATAGCCCTACAACACACAGGGAATTGCCACGGAATAGCTAATGCCTGGCGTGAAGTAAACACCACGTATCGTGATGGCCCAAATCAAGGAAACTTTACCTCTGATGGTAAGTTACTAATTGGTTGGATTTGTAAATGAGTTGGCAGAATATTTGAAAAGGACCTGCCTCGCAGCACAAACGCTTCGCGCTAAGACGCTGTTAGGTTAGCGTATATGCTCCCAAAGCTTCGAGTTAGGGAGTTCAGCACTGGAGCCTTTGCTCCTATAGAAGTACGTGCACGGAAACTATAGGGGTTATTATGATTTTAATTCTTCTTTTGGTTTCTCAACTTCTTTACATTGAAATTTTACAAAGATTTTATTGGTATTAATATAATCCTCCCCCATGACTTGATAAAGAGTCAAGGTATCGTTGGTCCCTGCCCACATACAGTCCGCCCATGTCTTATATTCGACATTCTTGGTATAAGGGGTCTGGCAATTACCATGCAAAGCAGAGCAAATTATTACTGATAAAATAATTGTTTTCATAGTTGACAATTCTTGCAATTTATGGGAATAATCCTATATTAATAAACAAACAAATATGAAAGAGGATATAACAAATGACTGACATAAGTAAATATAAAAACGTCTCTCTTACGAAAGTTACCTATCAAAATTTAGATAAGATTCGTAGAGTTATAACTCCGCACATTGTTCAGAGTCGGAGTGGCACAATAAATATATTAGTGAACAAAGAAATGGAGAGACTGAATGGAAAAGCAAAAGACAAAACTGAAGACAAAAGAAAAAGTTAAGTCCATCTGTCCACGATGTCGTGGAAATGGCTTCATTACTGTGCCTAATAAATCGGTTGAAGAAATTGGTACAGAAGATACAATGAATTGTACAATGTGTGAAGCAGAAGGAGAACTAGAAGGAGAAATCTATGGTCCGTTTGATGAAGATAAAGATACCATTATTATTGACGCTGATGGTGTGCACAGGATGCAGTGAGTTTGCATTACTCGCTTCCGGAGCTTCGGTCGCAGCTAGCCAGAACGCTTACGCGAAAGCGTATTCGGGAGTGGATGTCCTTACCATTATGCGAACGGAAAAGGATATTAAAACTCATATCTATCACACAATTAAGGACAAAACCGATGGCTTACGATGAACACTACGAAGATCTCTTAAAGGAGGGAGACAGAAAGATGATTGATAAACTACAGGATATACAAGTTCTTCAAGCCCGTGTTGAATTTTTAAAAAAGAATTTAGCAGGTGCTGTGAAGATGTACAAAGACGAGAAAGAGCGAAGACAATTTGCTGAAAAAGAACTAATTAAAGTTAAAGAGAGTCTTAAGGATCCCGTAAACGAAGCCCGTAAAGCGGGTTTATGAGGATTATGACTTCGGAAGAGGCGGCCTACGTTGCAGGAATCATTGACGGCGAAGGCTATTTAGAATTTGGCTGGAAGAAACGCAGAAGATATGAACGAAAAGGAAAACCAGTCTACGAGACGTTGAATGTCCGGTTAGAGGTTCCGCAAGTGGATGGCAGACTCATTGATTATTTGATGAAGACCACCGCAGAAGGGAGCAGGGACATGAAAACATATCCGACCAAGGATAACTGGCAAGACCAGCATCGATGGCGGGTAGGATTCCACGGGGTTTACCGAATCCTAAAACAAGTGTACCCCTTTTTAATCGTTAAACAAAAGAAAGCAAAGGAGATAATAGACTACTATGATAAAAAATTTTTGGAAAAAATTAACAGATCCTTTTCTCAGTATCATTGAAACATACTCAGGAAAGATCAACAGCTGGGCCTGGGATAAACGTTGGAAAGAACGGGATCATCATTCATGGATTGAGGGTTACCGAGAATGGAAGAAACTTCAGGAGAAAGGAGTCGTGAGCGCTAAAGTTAAACTTAAAGATCTAAAGAAGTTAAACTGTCCTCATAACTAATGGATCCACGAGATAAAATATTTGTTTTAATTTTTACTACACTGGTGGCTTTTATGGCGTTAAGTATATTAATGATTTTAGCATCATGAGATATCAATTTAAAATATTAGATGGAGATACGGGAGAGAACTCGGAGACCGAAAATATGTCTTTTAAGAAAGCTTTAAAGCATCTCTTAATTACCAAGCCCAAGTTTAATGGAGCTTTGTTTTATACCAACAAGAAAGGAAATTATATCATGCACAGCATTGCTAATGGCAAACGTGTATGAAGAGAGCTTATAGTGCTTTAAATAGTTCATTGGCTCTACCTTTAACTCCCTTTGGTAGATATTTACTTATTTACTGGGCCGTTAAAGAATGTATGTATAGACAGTATTATGCGGTGGAACAAAAGATTTAAATACCCAGCGTCCCAGCGGTCCCTGATCCAGGGGTCCAGACACTATGATAT